AACCTCCAGGCCCTCTGTCGGTCTTGCCACGCCACCAAGACCAACAGGCACGATGGCGGTCTCGGGCTGCGGCTGGACCGGTTGTAGGTCACCGGGTACCCCACGCCCCCCATCGTTCTCGCGATCTCTCTTGCTCGCTCCTCGCTGCGCGCGCTCCTCGCTCCACCGAACGCGCAACGCCGCTGGGGGTATGGGGGCATCGCCGCAGGTAGGGGGCTTCCGATCACGGCGCGGCGGCCTGAGGCGCATTGCTCCGTTAGCCGTCCTTTCTCGCCAACTACTTTGACCAGGGGGTGTCGAGATGACCAACGGACCCACCGGCTCGCGCCGAGGGACACCGAGAAAGCCAACGGCGCTGGCACTTCTCCACGGCGATGACAAGATCAACCCCAAGCGCGTCAACCGGCGCGAGCCGCACGCACCGGGCGGCATCGTGAAACCGCCAATGTCGCCAGCGGCCTCGGCCGAGTGGGACCGGATCGCCCCGTCGATGATCGCGGCAGGTGTGTTGCGGGAGTGGGACGTTGGGCTGTTCGTGGAGTGGTGCGAGTCGCTCATCCTGTGCAAGGCCGCCCGAGTGCGGGCCGCGCAGGAGTTGACCGGCCAGATCGTTGTCCTCCCTGGACAAGCCAGCCCGATGGCGGCTTACCAACGCGCGCTGCTGAACTCGATGGCGCTCGCATCCCGGTTCGGCCTCACCCCGTCCGACCGGGCAAGACTCGTGGTACCGCTGGAGGTGTCGCAGCATGGCGACAAGGCGGACCTCATCGGGTGAGATCAGGATCGACCAGAGCGGTCGTTGGCGGCCGAACGACCGGCACGGAAGGCCTTGCGGCTACACGTTCCGAGGAGCGACCTGTGCCCGGCGCGGAGCCCATTTCTGTGCCCCGCGTGCCGACAAGGTGATCCTGTTCTTCAGCCAGCTCCTGGTCCACACGCGCGGATCGCTCGCCAGAACGCCATTCGTGCTGGAGGACTGGCAGCGCGAGGAGATCATCAAGCCGCTGTTCGGTGAGGTGATCTGGTCGGCCGAGCACGACCGCTACGTGCGCCGGTACCGGGTGGCGTACCTGATCATGGCCCGCAAGAACGGCAAGAGCGAGCTGGCCGCCGGGATTCAGTTGTACATGCTGGTGGGCGACGGCGAGGAGGCCGCCGAGATCTACAGCGCGGCCAAGGACACGAAACAGGCGGGCAAGACGTTCGAGCCAGCGTTGCGAATGGTCCAGCTCTCGCAGGATCTCCGAGCGGTCGTCAAGTACAACCGCAACGCGCGGCGGCTGATCTTCGAGCGCACGGCCTCCATCTACGAGATCCTGACCGCTGACGCCGCTGGCGAACTGGGCCACAACCCGCACAGCTTCCACCTGGACGAGGTGCTGTCGCAGCCGGACGGCTCGATGTGGACCGCGATGAGTACCGCAGTCGGGGCACGTGTTCAGGAATTGATGTTCGCAACCTCCACGGAGACCAACGATTCCAGCTCGTTCGGTGCCGGGATGATCGACGAGGCCGAGCGCGTGGTGGAGGACCCCAGCCGGAGCCCGCACGTGTTTGCGTTCGTCCGCAAACTGCCCAGTACCGCTGAGGGAATCGACCGGCTCGCCCGGCTCTTTCCAGGGCACCCACACCTCCCGGTGTCCACCGACGTCTGGGATGAGCGCAACTGGCTCTGGGCCAACCCGGCGCTGGACCGCTTCAAGAGCCGAGACGCCATGCGGCGGCAGGCGATGGAGGCCCAGCAGAGCCCGGAAGCCGAGAACGGGTTCAGGCAGTACCAGGTCAACCAGCGTGTTCAGCAGGTGGAACGCTATATCCCGCTGGATCTCTGGGACGCCAATACCGGCGACCTGATGCTCAACCCGCGCTGGTGGGACGACCGCTTGGCCGGTCGGAGATGCTGGGGCGGGCTGGATCTTTCGTCCAAGCTGGACCTGACCGCGTGGGCGCTGCTGTTCGAGCGCGAGGTGCTGTGGCGCTTCTGGGTTCCGGAGAGCGTGACGGCCGGGCTCTCCAAGGCGACTGACGGAGCGTTCGCCCGGTGGATCAAAGAGGGCTGGATCACCGAGACCGATGGCGACACCATCGACTACGAGCGGATCTATGCCGACATTGCCAGCGACGCTGAACGCTTCGCCATCACCCGGATCTCCTACGACCGGTGGTCCGGCGAGCCGGTGCGCCAGCGGATCGAAGCCGACACCGGTGTCGAGATGCTGGAGTCCGGCACGACATTTCAGCAGATGACCGGGCCGATGACGGAACTGATGCGGCTGCTGCACTCCGGCGAGATCGCCCACGGCGGCAACCCGGTCGCGCGCTGGATGGCCGACAACCTGGACGCCAAACGGCCGCGCGATGACCCGGACCGGCTCCGGCCGGTGAAGCCTGACCGGGCCAAGGCTTCGGTGCGGATCGATGGAATGCCCGCGCTGTTCTTTGCGATCGATGCCCGGCTGACCGACAAGCCTGTCGCCGTCAGCGCTTACGACAATCACGGACTGGTGGTGATCTGACCGTGCCAGTCTCCCTGGCGTCCCTCAAGGCCGCCGTCACCACGCTGATGCGCAACACCTACCGGCCGTCTGACCAGGCCCTCGCCGGGACTCCGGTGTCCGAGTGGTACACCTACCCGTCCACGTCCGAGGTACTGGGCCAGAGCGCGGCGGAGCTGTGGCGTACCCAGCCGTACTTGCGGACCGTGGTGGACTTCCTGGCCCGCAACATCGCACAGCTAGGGCTCCATCTCTTCGTGCGCGGCGGCGACACCGAGCGGACGCGCGTCACCGCCGGTCCGGTGTGGGAGGTACTCAACCATCCCAACCCGTCTCAGACTCCGTACGAGCTGATCAACAGCCTGGTCAGCGATCTCGCGCTGTACGACAACGCCTACTGGCTGATTGCCGATACCGGCATCCCGGCCAGGCCTTTCCGCATCGAGCCGATCCCGGCCGAGTGGGTCATCTCCTACCGGCGGACCGACGTGTTCACGGTCAGCCACTACGTGGTGCGCAACCCGGACGGAGCGCTGGAGACCTTCATCCCCGCTGATCGAGTCGTTCACTTCCACGGCTGGGACCCCACCAACCGGCTCCGGGGCACCAGCCCCGTTGACACTCTCAAGATGCTCCTCGCGGAGCAGATCGAGGCCCAGCAATACCGTCAGCAGATCTGGCGGAACGGCGGCCGGGTGGGCTCGGTCCTCACCCGACCGGCCGGAGCGCCGACGTGGAGCGAGACAGCGCGGCAACAGTTCCGGGAGGACTGGCGCGCCAACTGGACCGGCCGGAAGGGTCCCAAGGCCGGTGGCACGCCGATCCTTGAGGACGGCATGGATCTCAAGCGGGTTGGCTACTCCGCTGAGCAGGAGCAGTTTGTCGACGTCGCCAAGCTCGCGCTGAACGTCGTGGCGGGCGTGTACCACGTCAACCCCACGATGGTCGGCCAGCTCGACAATGCCAACTATTCCAACGTTCGTGAGTTCCGGCGGATGCTGTACGGCGACACCCTCGGCCCGACGCTGGCGATGATCGAAGGCCGGATCAACTCGTTCGTGCTGCCGCTCCTCGGCGCGCTGTCCGACATGTATGTCGAGTTCAACGTGATGGCGAAACTGCAAGGCTCGTTTGAGGAACAGGCCTCGGTGATGAGCACGATGGTCGGCCGCCCGATCATGACCGCCAACGAGGGTCGTGCCCGGTTCAACCTTCCCGCGATGGATGACGAGTCGGCCGACGAGCTGATCGTGCCGCTCAACGTGTCGGTGGGCGGCCAGCCCTCGCCGCAGACCCCCACGGCGGTACCGCTTCCCGGCGGAGCCGCCGCGCGGCCACCTAGCGGCATCAAGAGCAAGCCGACGCAAGACCAGGTGGACGATGCCGTGGCCGTGCTGCGGCGGTACTACGAGAGCCAAGGCAACGGGGTGGTTGCCAAGTACGGGGCAACGAGAGACCTGGAAGCCCTGGAGACCTGGTGGATCAAGCAAGGTTGGGACGACAAGCTCAGCGCGGATCTGTTGGCGCTGATGGAGGATCTGACCGGCCGGACGGCGGCCGACGTGCTCACCACGCACGGCTTCGATCCGGCCAGCTACGACACCGCGCGCACGGTGCCCTACCTCACCGAGATCTCCAAGAGCCGTGCGGAATCCATCAACGGGACAACGTGGGACCAGATCAAGACCGCGCTGTCCGGTGTCGCCGGGGCTGCCGCATTGGCCGCGCTGCGGCAGGTGTACTCGGACGCTCGTGACGTCCGGGCTCCGCAGGGAGGGCAGACTCTTGCCACGACCGCTGCGGGTTTCGGCACCTCGGAGAGCGCCAAGCAGCGCGGCGGCAGGCGGGCCACCAAGACTTGGCATACCACCTCGGCGGCTCCGCGAAAGAGCCACGCGGCCATGAACGGTCAGACCGTCGGCATCGATGACAAGTTCAGTAACGGTGCCGAGTGGCCGGGCGACGCGGTGCTCGGCGCGGACGGCACCGCCGGGTGCGAGTGCATCATCACGGTCAACTTCTAGGAGATCCCCATGCCCTGCAAGGACTTCGCGCACCAGATCAAAGCTGTCGGCCCCGATGACGGTCTCGCTGAGGGTGAGTTCCTTGCCTACGCCAGCGTGTTCGGCAACGTCGACTCCTACGGCGACGTGGTGGAGCCGGGAGCGTTCACGAAGACCCTGGAGGACTGGGAGTCTCGCGGCTACCCCATCCCGCTGCTCTGGGGCCACGACACCTCCGACCCGGACCACAACGTGGGCGAGGTGCGCAACGCCGCGCAGGACGATCACGGCCTGCTCGTCAAGGGCGCGATCGATCTGGAAGGGCCAAAGGGTCCACAGGTTTACCGGCTCGTGAAGGGTCGGCGGGTCAACAACATGAGCTTTGCCTACGACATTGTTGACGCCGCTGAGGAGGACGGGCACCAGTCCCTCAAGGAGCTGGCCCTGCATGAGGTCTCGATCGTGCCGCTCGGCGCGAATGCCGAGACCGAGATCCTGACCGTGAAGGCCGCCCAGCTCACCGCATCGCTGGAGCGGACGTCGGCCGAGATCGATGCCCCTGCCATCAAGTCGTTGCTGGACGTCACCGACCGGTTGTCGGCCGTCCTGGAACGGATCATCACCGGTACCACCGAGAACGCCAGCGGTACAGGCGCGGCCAACGGGAGCACCCCCAAGGGTGAACCGGAGGAGCCCAGCCCCAACCCGTCCGTGGACTCCTGGTTGTCGGTCATCCAACTCACCGAGAACGAACGGAGACGCACAGCGTGACAACCACACTGGCCGAACAGCGCGAGAGTCTGGTGGCGCAAGCCCGCCAGATCGCTGAGGCCGCCAAGGAAGCCAAGCGGGATCTCACCGCCGAGGAGCAGGGCAAGATCGCGGACCTGCTCGCTGAGGTGAAAGCCGTGGATACCGCAATGGACTCGGCCGAGAAGTCAGCGAGCCTGCTGGCCGGACTGGCTGCGCTGTCCAACGACGCGCACGTGGACCTGGACGCCAAGCCCGACAGTGCCGCCAAGAGTCTCGGCGATCACTTCGTGAAGTCCAGCGCCTACACGGAGATGAAGGACCGCAAGGGTGTCACCCGGTTCACCAGCGGGACAACGGAGTTCAAGGCCGCCGGAGATCCCACCCTGTCCACCGGTCTCGGCCAGGTCTCCTACGGGCCGACCATCGCAACCCCGCTGGCCCGGCCGGTCATCGCTGACTTGCTCAGCTCCGGCACCCTTTCCGGCACCTCGCTGACCTACTTCGAGCAGGGACCGGTCACCGGGGCTCCGGCATTCATCGCGGAGAACACCGAGAAGCCAGCGATCAACTTCACCTTCACGCCGACCACCGAGAACCTTGCCAAGATTGCCGGTGTCACCAAGATCACCGACGAGACCAGCGAGGATGCTGCGGCCGTTGTCTCTATCATCAACAGCCAGCTCCGGCTTCGGCTGATGCTGGCCGAGGAGCAAGGCCTGCTCAATGGGAACGGCACCGCGCCCAACCTGCGCGGGATCTACAACCGGCCCATCGGAGTCGAAGCGGCGGCCGACGACACCGACAACCTGGATGCGATCTACCGGGCGATGGTCAAGGTCCAGCTCGACTCGCTGCTGTCGCCGGACGGGCTGGCGATCCATCCGCTGGACTACCAGGCCATCCGGCTCGGCAAGGACGCCAACGGGCAGTACTACGGCGGCGGACCCTTCACCGGTGCCTACGGCAACGGCGGAATCGTGGAGGTGCCATCGGTCTGGGGCCTGCGCACCGTCGTCACCACGGCCGTCACTCAGGGCAGCCCGATCGTGGCCGCGTGGAAGGCCGGAGGTCAGGTGTTCCGCAAGGGCGGCGTGCGCGTCGAAACCACCAACAGCGATGACGATGACTTCCGCTTCAACCGGATTGCGATCCGCGCGGAGGAGAGACTGCTGCTCGCCGTGTACATCCCGAAGGCATTCGTCAAGGTGACGCTCTCGGTCACCCCGCCGGTCGTCCAGTCGGCCAGCAAGTCGAAGTGACCGGATCTCGCAGCGTCGGTGCCACGCCCGACACCGGCGCTGCGAGACCCGCAATACCCGCAACGATCCGAGGAGAAACATGACCAAGCCAGCGGAGCCGGTACCGGCCGAGGGCGAGCCCACGACCGCTCCGGAGCCTGTGGAGCCGGTGGAGCCCGAGACTCCTGACCCGGACACCGATGACGACGAGCCCGAGGATGAGCCCGCTACCAAGAGCGGTCGTCACCTGACCAAAGAGCGGACGGCCGAGAACAAATGACCACTCAGTACAGGGTTGTCGAAGGCACCCGAGATCCGGGCCAGTACATCGGTGACGTCGAGTTGTACAACGCCGATGGCACTCCGTGGACCGGCGGCGGCGAAGCGGCAGCCCCGCTGGCCGAGATGACGGCGGCCGAGGCGCAGGAGGGCACGGTCACCGAGGCACGCTCGGTCTCACCGGCCGTTCTCAATGCCGAGATCGCCCGGCAGATTGCCGCGATACCGCCACCCGCCTAACAACTCCCGTTCGCCGGCCGCAGTGAGAGGGGCAGGGCTCGTGACACTTCCGATCGTGCCGCCCGATGCTCTGCCCCCGCTGGCAACCTCGGGCGACTACAGCCAGCTCGTGCCGGGCGATCCACCGGCCGGGATCGACACGCTGCTCGCTCAAGCCAGCGCGGCCGTCCGGAACTACTGCGGCTGGCACGTGGCTCCGAAGATCCAGCAGACCTGGCAGCTTGACGGCCTCGGCGTGATCGCTCTGCGCCTGCCGACACTGGAGCTGGTGGACCTGCTGTCGGTCTCCAACGAGGGCACCCCGCTTGATCCGGCCACCGTCCAGTGGTCGCACGACGGCTACCTCCGGCGGATCGCCACCGGTTGTGGCTACTCGGATGGCTACTGGACCACGGCCTACCGGGGCGTGATCGTTGAAGCGGTCCACGGCTTCGACCTGGCCGCCGTGGGAGACCTGACCGCGTTGGTGGTCTCGATGACCGCTCGCGCGGCGGCGAGCCCGACCGGCGAGACTCAGCAGACCGTGGGCGGCGTGACCGTCAAGATGGGCTCCGTCAACGGCTCCGCAGTCGGCTCGGTGGGCGCAATGGCTCCCGATGAGCTGGCCGCGCTCGGTGCCTACCGGCTGTTTGGGGTGGCCTAGATGGCACTCCCGGCCGGGCTCGCCCGGTCCACGGTCATCCGGCAGCGGGCCAAGCGCGCCAACGACCACGGCACGCTCGTGGCCGACTGGAGCCAGCCGCCGGATGAGATCCCCATCTCCGGCTGCTCCGTCCAGCCCGCCACGAACGCCGAGGACATGAGCCACCGGTCCGCATCGTCAGCGGTACTGGCGGTCTGGATGCCGCCGGAAGCGGACGTGACCGGTGACGATCACCTGCTCATCGACGGCTTCACCCGGCCGTTCCAGATCATCGGTGAGCCGGAGTTCTGGCGCGGCATCGGGTTTCTGGAGCACGCCGTGGTCCGGCTGGAGACCTGGGAGGGCTGAGCGATGGCGGTCAGGGTCCGCGTGGAGCTGCACAACCAAGGCTTCAACGATCTGCGGACGTCGCCAGGAGTGATGGCGGACCTGAACTCTCGGGCGGCTGCGATCGCCGCGAGCGCTGGCCCCGGCAACGAGGTCATCGGAGCGCACCGGACCGGCGGACGGCCGCGCGGCCGGGCCACCGTCAGCACCCGGAGCTACCAGGCCAAGCGCAACGAGATGACCAGCAAGACACTGACTCGCGCGATCGGAGCTGGCCGACGATGACCGAGCTGGTGGTCATGCCGGATGCCGAGCAGACCGTGATCGATGGCCTCGCTGAGGGTCTGGAGCCGCTCGGCTACACCGGGCCGATCGGCACGAGGGTGCCCAACCCGAGACCGCCAGCGTCCGTGCAAGTCCTCCGGACCGGCGGCATCGCACCGACGATCATCTCCGACCAGGCCGAGATCTCCATCGACGTCAGGGCTGCCAGTGAGTCCGGGGCAGCCCTACTGGCCGGGTACGTGCGCGCGGTGATGCGCTCGCTGGAGGGTCAGATCCTTGGCGGCGTCATGGTTTACCGGGTGGGAGAGGCATCCGGACCGAGCAACTATCCCGATCCGTACACGCCCGACGAGTCCCGCTACACCCAACTGTTCACCGTCCATGTCCGGGGCGACGTCCTGGCGTGAAAGGAGCAACCCCGATGGCAAACTCAGCTTCCAAGGTCGCGATCGGCAAACCGGATCTCGCCGGTGGCGCACTCCGCGCTCCGCTGGGCACCGCGCTGCCGACCGGCACCAAGGCCGGAGCGACACCGATCGATGTGGCGTTCATCGCGACCGGATACATCAGCAGCGATGGCGTTGTCGAGACCACGAACACCGACACCTCCAACATCGTTGCCTGGGGCGGCGACAACGTGCGGACCGTCCAGACCACGCACGAGGTCACCTACGCGCTGACGATGATTGAGACCAACAAGGAGAGCACAGGTGTCTACTACGGCGACGCCAATGTGACAGCGACGGCAGCGACCGTGACCTCCGGCAACCTGCTCGCCATCGAGGTCACCTCGCTGGAGCTGGGGCACTACTCCTGGGTGTTCGAGATCCTGGACGGCCTGCGCACCGGCCGGGTAGTGCTGCCGGACGCACAGGTTACGGCTCGCGGTGACGTGTCCTACGTCGACACCGACGCGGTGAGCTACCCGGTGACGCTGACGGCCTACCCGGACGCCAACGGGGTCAAGGCCTACATCTACTGGGATGACGGCGTGAAGGCCGCAGCGCTCGCGGACGACCAGGCCGCCGAGAGCGCGCCGGAGCGAGAGCCGGTCGCAGCCTGATCGATGACCCACCCACCGGCCAGCTCGTTGCGCTACGGCACAGCTAGGTGGCCCAGACAGCCAGCAGGAGCGGTCGTCAGCCGACATGCGGAGGTCACGACCGCTCCTGCTGCCCCTTACCGCATGAAGGGTGAGCAATGACCATGACCGAGATCCCCACCGAGGCTGCGCCTACCGGCAGGCCGAGGGATGACGACTTCACCTACACGACCAAGAGCGGTGCGTCCCTGACGGTTCCGTCCGCCACCAAGCTCGATCCGTCGATGGACTCCATCGAGGCCTATGAGGCGGAGCCGGAGAAACTGTCAACCCTGATGGCGATGATCCGCACCTCGGTCAGCCCGGAAGCGGCCGACGCGATGAAACGCATGAAGGTGACAGAGTTTCGCGACTTCATCCAGAAGTGGTCGGCGCATTCCGGTGTCGCGCTGGGGGAATCGCTGCTCTCCTGAGGATGCCGCGCGCTCAGTGGGAGGCTTTGGAAGCGGATCTCGTGCCGATGGGTTGGACGCTGGCCGACGTGCCGCACCGGCTCGGCTGGCGCGCTCTGATGGCGTGGGCGAAGCGGGCACCGCGCGAAAGCAACAGCTACGCATTGGCTTACGGTCCGCCCGCGAAGTGGGGCGACCTGGAATACATGACGGCGCTGTCGGTCGACTACCTCGCGTGGCTCCTCTGGATCAACTCCGAGGATGGCCGCAAGGGTCGCAACCGGCCGATACCGTTGCCCCGGCCGGGTGTCGAGCCGGTGGAACGCAAAGAGGTGACCCGGTTGGGCGATGCGCACATGAGCCTGGCCGAGGCCCGAGAGTGGTTGGGATGGTGACGGAGTGGCAGGCATTGAGCTGGCGACCGCATACGTCAACATCATCTCGACCACCAAGGGTCTCGGCAAACAGATCTCGCAGGACGTCGAGCAAGGTGCCCAGCAAGGCGGCGAGAAGGCCGGGAAGTCTGCCGGTGGTGGCTTTCTCGGCGGCATCAAGGGC